CCAAAGTTGGGTATTAGGTTCAGAGATGTATAGTTCAAACTCTGGGATTGGGTGCTTTTTTAGCCTTACTAAAGTTTGGCTTGATGGCGTTTACATTCACGACAATTCAATAGGTATTCAAATACAAGGAACCTGTCAGGGTTATTATAGAAATTTAAGAAACCTAGCAACAACACCAACAGATGTTGCTGGTACTGCATCATTTACACCATATTAATAGATTAAATTATGTCACCATTAGGACCAAAAAGACCAAAGAAAAAACCAGCACCAAAACCAGTTAAATTTATGGGTGAAGATATCGCCTTTATTGATGGGGCCGATATATTTGAAGTTGGTGTAAGTATCTATGTTTGCACAAACGAAGATACGCCAGAGTTCGACCATTTAGAAAGCGGAACATACAACCTTTTAGAGGGTGGTAGTTTAGTTGTAATTGATGGAGTAATTACTGAGATTCTTTAATGAAAAAACATATACTAATCATTTTTGCAATAGGATTCTACCTCCTATTTTCGTTTAAGCAAGAAATAGCACCTTTTCAGGGTAAGCTATTTTATAATGACTTTAGTGTAGATGGCGTTGCGGAGTGGTTAGTATATTCAATTTCGTGTTATCTGTTTTTAATATTTATTGGTGTAATTGGGTTTAGGCGAATGACTGAGGGGCAAGATAAGTTGATATTTGTAGCCTTAATTGTTGATGGTATAATAAGTATTTTTAGCTATGTAGTATTTGGGTTTTACACACCTCAATATTTATCTATTTTTACAAATTCTATTCCATTGGGAATAATCATTTATAGCCAATATATTCATGGAAAGTTATACTAGCATATTTATTTTTATAGGTGGTATTTTTTGGACCATTGCAAGCGGGGTTACTATTTATTTATTTACTATGGTTTCATCATTAAAGGAAAGAGTGCAGAGGGTTGAAGATTTGCAAGGATCAAAACTTGACAATCTAAAAAAAGATTTTGAAGATTTTAGGCACGAGATGAAAGACGAGTTAAAAAACATTGCGGCCCAGATTCACAAAGAAAAGAATCAAGAGCAACAAATGAACACCGTATTGACTTTAATTTTAAAACAATTAGAAGCGAAAGATGAAAAGAATATTTGAAAACCTAAAAGAACTTTTGCATGAATGGCTATTAACATTCAGCAATAAACAAAGTAATCTAAGTTCAAAGCGATTAGAGCGTTTTGCTTTATTCGTAGTTGCGTTGGGTGCATCTGCTTTCTATTTGTTTAAAGGCGTTTATAATTGGGAGTTAACAAGTACCGATTTAATTATAGTAACTGCAACCTTATTCGGCTATGCTGGATTTGCAACAATTCAAGGTAAAAAAGATGAAAGTAACCAAAATTAGTTCGAAAGGAATTGACCTTATAAAATCATTTGAGGGGTATTCCGGTAATGCTTATATGTGTCCGGCCGGTGTGCCTACAATTGGTTGGGGATCTATTCGCTATCCAAATGGGCAGAAAGTGAAAATGGGCGACAAATGCACACCGGAACAAGCCGGCACATTTTTAAGAAACGATTTGATAAATTTCGAAAGTTCGGTTGATGCGCTTTGCACCGATAGCTTAAATCAAAATCAATTTGATGCACTTGTTTCTTTTTGTTATAATCTTGGTGCCGGTTCTCTTAAAAGTTCAACTTTACTAAAAAAAGTAAATGCTAATCCATTGGATCCGACAATTCGAAAAGAGTTTATGAGGTGGATATATGCGGGGCCTTTAAAGTTATCAGGATTAGAACGTAGAAGAACGGCCGAAGCTGATTTGTATTTCTCATGAAGCAAGGGGAGTTGAAACTAACAGAAGAACAAAAACAAGGCCTAAAAAAAGCTGATGAAGTTCGGGCGGCACTTGTTAAAGCGGTGCAAGAAGATTATAGTAAACGGCCTTATCCGAAGCGCAAAGGGAAATAAATATGGTATACATTTTACTACTTATTACGGCATTATGCAGTGCTATTATAGATGCAGTTATATATCAGAATCCTTTTGCAAAATGGGGTTTATGGTGGTCAAATTCTGGATGGAAAACAAAGTACATTTTAACTGAATGGTTAAATAAGTACTTACCGTTATGGTTGTCTAAATTTTTGGCTCAGGATGTATTTGTCATTTTTTCAGATTTGATACACACTGCAAAAACTATTATGATTGCTTGTTTTATGGTGTGCATATTCGGGTTTACATGGACTGCTTTTATTGCTTGGTTTGTTTGGGGTATTGTGTTTAATTTTTTTTACTATACTATTAGGTAAAATAAATTTGCATAATTAAAATATTTGTTTAATCTTTGCCTTGTTGTTTATCAGTAGGGCTGATTAACTAAAGAAATTTTGAGCGTTTACCGCTTTAGATGGTGTGCCGAAAGGGAGGGATTACCCAACACCGAACCCAATTAGCCCTACTGATTGGGTTTTTTATTTGGCTATAACTCATAAAACATTATCACCGCCTAAACTTTACGACACTCGTATTGGTTCAGGTAATTTGCCTAATGAACTTAGGCGGGCAATTTTGTTTTTATGGGGGCTTTTTCTTTTGTTTCTTTCTTTTAAAGTGTTGACACGTTTTTCTTTGTTTCTTTTCTTTTGTTTAAATTATGCTTAGAATATCAGATATACATACAACGTTCATAGGGAAGATTTGTAAACTAACAAGTATAGGAGTAGAAATAGAGAAAGAGTATGAAAAACTATTTGGTATAGGCAATTATTTTACAGCCGAAAGATTGTTTTATTATTGCCATTCAAATAATGAAAATAAATTAATCCTTATTTTTATTGATGAAAAACCTATAACTAAACATGGTTTAACTTGGTTTTGTTTAAAAGAAATTGGCAACAATTCGGCTAACGATTATTATTGGTTTACTTTAGACCAAATTGTTATATGTAATTAAATGTGAGAAATATGAGCATTAAAGATAAGTATTCGGTAAAAATAATTGATACTTCACAAAGTAAAGAGTGGTTACTAAAAAAACACTACGCAAAAAGGCTATGTAGTATTTCTTATTGCTTTGGATTGTTTGATGAGACAAACTTTTTAATAGGGGTTTGTACTTTTGGTAGTCCGCCATCAAGGCCTTTATGTATTGGAGTTTGCGGGGTTGAAAATGCTCATAAGGTAAATGAATTAAATAGGCTTTGTGTAAATGAAGGATTAGAGAAAAATGTATTAAGTTTTTTTGTTTCAAGTTGCTTAAAGCTATTGCCATATGATTTAATAATTGTTAGTTATGCTGATACCTCTCAAGGGCATAATGGTTATATATATCAAGCTACAAATTGGCTTTATACTGGATTAAGTGCCAAAAGAACAGAAAGATATGATATAAATAATCCAAATAAACATAGTAAATCTGTAGTAGAAAATAAAAATAATAACTATCAAGATTTAGCTGTAAGGCAAAGACCACAAAAGCATAGATATATTTTTTTTACTGGAAATAAAAGGCAGATTAAAATATTGAAATCGCAATTAAAATATAAGCAAGAGCCATACCCAAAAGGGGAAAATATCAGATATGATTCAAGCTATACTCCCACAATTCAAACTACGCTATTTTAACAATAATTTACTAAATTTGTTTTATGAAATACTTAATAGCTCTCATATTTGCCTTAATTATTACCATAGTGATAATAACATACTACTACTTTAAAAAAGAGCCGCAAACAAAAGATAATACGGCAAGAATGGACAGACTAGAGTATAAAGTAGATTCGGTAAATAAAGCAGACAAAAAAACAGACACTTTAATAATCGTTAAGGTTGAAAAAATAAAGACAATTGAAAAACATTTTTACCATGAAAAAATCAATATTCTCAATCTTAGCAATGATTCTCAGTTCTTATTGCTTCGCCACAATATCGCCCGATTCGGTTACTTGCTTGACACCACTAGACGCTAAAATAGTCAATCTAATGGCGAATGAACTCGATAAATGCGATTCTATTAGAAAAGAAAAGGACTCGTTAATTACTCTAAAAGATACTAAAATAGAAGGATTGACAAGTAAAGCTGCGTTTAAATCCGAGCAGTTAACAATTTGCGCTACTGATAATAAGAAATTGCACCGAAAAATTATATTTTGGCAGGTTGTTTCTGGTGTTGCGTTGGTTGTTGGGTTGTTACTTTAAAAAAACACATTTGATTTTCAGTAAGTTACAATTATTTTTCGTTTAATCTTTAAATATTTAAATATTTATTCAAAATAGTATTACATTTGTTCTCACAAATCAGCAACAAAATGACAAACTTTATTTTGAAATTTGGCAAGTACAAAGGAATAGAATTTACCGCAACCCCTAAAAACTACCAAGAATGGCTATTAAAGCAAGATTGGTTTAAAGTGCCGACTAATCTTAACCCTTTACAAGAGGCTCAAAATACAATTAGCAATTTATCTAGTCAACTTAAATCTTGGAATGGGCATAGTAAAAATGGAGCAGCAATCTATGATAGGCTTTTTGAAGCAGAGAAAGCTATGGATAATGCTATATTCAATAGCAACGACCAATACTCTCAATTTTGGAATGGAGAAATTTAACAAATCAATTAAACAATATGACACAAATTAAAAAAGAACCCGCAACGTTCATGAGGGAACGCGGCCTAAGTGACAAAATACAGAAAGCTGTAAACAATCACAACACCTCTAATCCAGACAATCGTATTACATTATCCGATTACATTAACGAAGCTATTAAAGCTAAATTAAAGGTAGATAAAATTAAGTAACGCCATGACAGAATTTTATAATAGCATCCCAGAGGGGATAAGGGCAAAATTGCAAGAGTATATAGAAAAGTACTCTACAAGGACTACTTTAAAACTAGAAAATAGAAAAAGCATTTCTGACCTTTTTACATGGAAATTTACTCCAGAAGGCATTGATTTTTGGCAGAAACACGAAATAAATAAGACTTTTCCAATTTGGAGCGAAAAACAAAATAAATTTATAAACCCATGAACACAACAGACTACATCAAACAACTAATTCAAGAGATTAAAAAAAGCGGTTCGACTATTCCAGAAGAATTGCTTTTAAACAATTTAAATGTTTTAGTATTATATGCTAGGCTTGAGAGCCAACAAGAAACCATTGAGGCTACTTTTAGAAAGCCAAATGTTATAGGTGACATGATTACAGAGCCGAAAGAAATAAACGAGCAAAATTAAATATGAGAAATGAAATTTGGAAAGATATTCCTAATTATGAGGGAGTTTACCAAACTAGTAACTTTGGTAATATTAAATCATTCAAACTAGGTAAAGAAAGATTGTTAAATCCATATATAAATAGCCGTGGTTATTACTCAATAACATTGCATAATAATAAAATCAAAAAAGAGAGAAAAGTACATCAATTAGTTGCAGAAGCTTTTTTGGGATACAAGCCAAATGGAATGCATTTAGTAATTGACCACATAAATAATATCCAAACAGACAATAGACTAGAAAATTTGCAAATTATCAATCAAAGGTTAAATACTACAAAAAATAGTAAAAAAACTGCAAGTAAGTATGTTGGCGTTTTTTGGCATAAACAAATTAATAAATGGTATTCTAGGATTTATATAAATGGAGCTGACAAATATTTAGGAGTGTTTAAAACAGAAATAGAAGCACATCAAGCATATCAAAATCAATTAAAATAATCATGACTGAAACAACGCAATCAGAAGAAAAAAAGCCAGAAGAAACGCCACAACAGAAAAAAGGCACTCATTGGCGAAAGTTAAGAAACGAAAAGTATTTAGGTGCTTGGGATTTTGAACACAACAAAGAATACCCTTTTTTGATAGATAATGTAAAAAAAGAGGAAATACCAAGTAGGAATGGAGGTAACGATTTAAGGCCCGTTATTTATACTAAAACATCTGCAAAAGGTATAGTTTTGAATGTAACAAATGCGAAGATGATTGAAATTTTGCATGGCCCCGAAATTGAAGAATGGGTTAATAAAAAGGTAGTAGTTACTATCAGAAAAGAAAAGATTAAAGGTGAAATGGTTGATGTGATTAGACTTTTAAATAGGCGTATATGAGCGTAGATAACTTAATTTTCCGTTGTTCGGCAGTTGGCGAATTAATGGGTAAACAAGGATTAGGAGCAACGGGTCAGAAAAGAGCAATCTATTCTTACATTGAACAATTTGAGGGTAGGACCAAAGAGATTAAATCTAAGTACCTAGAAAAAGGTATAGCGAATGAATTAGGGGCTATTGAATTGGTAAATGAAGTATTAGGCACTACCTACCAAAAGAATGAAGATAGGCTTACAAACGACTTCTTAACTGGCGAATGTGATATAGTTGGCGAAGATGAGATACCAGATATAAAATGCTCGTGGGATAGGTTTACATTCAGTGAGGCCAAAACAAGCGCAAAAACAAATTACGAATGGCAATGTAGGGGGTATATGGAACTTTGGAATAAGCCAAAATCAAGTATTATTTTTTGCCTTACCGATATGCCAGATTCAATGATCCTCAAACAACTTGAATCCGCTTCCTATAATTACGGTGGAGATTTGCCTGACTTTATCGCTATTCGCATGGTAGTTAATTGCATATTCGATATAGATAATTTTCACAGATTTATGGAAATGGCCCCGATTGATAGAGATAAGGTTCAAAAGCAAATTAATAATTTCGTTCACATCCCAAAGAAAAACCGAGTATTTCAGTTTAAATATGAGCGTGAAAAAGCTAAAACCGAGTTAATGTATTCCAGGGTAAAAGATGCAAGAAACTTCCTTAAAACTATATTCAATGAAAGTTAAAAACTTCCAACCACTCGGCAAAAGAGTTAAGCGTAAAGCAAATAAACCTAGAAATAAAAAAGAATCAATTGATAAATTAATCAAACTAACATTTAAAAAGTAAATCATGAGCATAGAATCAAAACTCGGAATCTGGTTCCTAAACTTCATCAACAAGGACCAACCGAAACAAGTGAAAGAAAACGTAATTACAGACTACTTAGAAGCGAGGCGAACTAAGATTATAGCCTTACGTGAACAAGTGCGAAAAGATGCGTGTAAACGCGTTCAGAATGGTGAACCTTATAGCATAACCAAGCTAAAACAAGCTGATTATTTGCTAAGTGAAATTACCAACCGATTAAACAATAGATATACAAATTTTAATTCTTTCAATTTTAATTAATTATGACAAAAATAATTATTATAGGCGAAACCGAAGAGCGTAAAGAAGTAAAAAAAATTGAGTTTACAGGTTATTTAAGTGGTAAATTGGATATTGGCCCCAAGGAAGCATGCGCAGACCCTGACCAATATAAAGCTATTGAACTTATTTGTATAAATTATTGTAATAGTGGTAAAGATTTAATGTATGCCTATAATCGAGATAGAAATGAAGGATTCTTATATTTAGGCCACTTTAACGATGGAATAGTATGACAACAGAATTCAAATGCAAACAATGTGAGCATACTTTACCACAAGAATATTGCTTAAAAACTGAGGGTTATTGCTATTTGTGCGACCCAAATATTAAACTTAACGAATTGTTATCAGGTGCAACTATGACTATTGACGCAGACACCTACCAAGCGCAACGAACCGCTTTAATAGGCTATATCTACAAAGAATTTGAAACGATAACCGAACCTGCTCAATTTCACAAACTACTTGAGGAGGTTAGAAGTTTAGGTTTATCCGAACTTTGCGAAGATTTGGCGAAACAATGGGATATTAAGATTGACGAGAAAGTTACTTATTTAACAGCTAATCACCACTTATTTAATAATTTTGGGTTATGAGAGAGAAAGCACAACAAATACTAGAAAAGCACAATACAAAAATATTGGGCCCTGCATTAAGAACTAGAGTTATTGATGCAATGATAGAATACGGAAAACAGCAAACCGAGGCACTACAAAACAAGCTAAACAACGAGCGCAAAATGAACGAAAGCCACGTTAATACGCTATTAAAACAGATTGAAGATAAAAATAAAACGAATTTATGAAAAAAGAAATTGAATTTGACTTTGCCAAATGGGGGCAAGAGGGCATTAGTGCAATGATAGGTACATCTAATGTTGTAACGCTTCATAAATGCCCTTTTGGAACTAACACTTATTATGGTTACGATACATCAATGAGAGTATTTAATCAAGTTAGTTCAAATGTATTTAAAATGTTTGAAGAAGTAAAGCCAAGAGAGTTTTGGGTGAATGTTTATCAAGGCGGCTCTATTC